CACTTTCTTTGAGATAAACTTATTTGATCTTCTAAATAAGTTCTTATTTCTTTGAAGGCTTCAGCCTTTGAGAGGCTTTTGCCTTTATCTGATTTCAAATCCATATAAATATTATACCATAATTTTTATAAAAAGTCAAGCTACATTGCTTGATCTAGTTGTTGCTTAAGCATTTCCTCCTCTAATGAAGGTTGCATAGACTGCTCTTGAAGGTCTTGTTGTATTTGCATCTTGAGTTTTTCTTGTTCTGCTCCTTCAAATAACATAGCATTGTCTTTAATGAAGTCATACTTCTCAAAACCCATATACTCTTCGACCATATTAGCAAGTTTCTTAGCAGAAATATGAGGAGAAATAAGTTGTCCTATAGGACTATTAAATACACCTATCATATTTTGCATTAACTGTGCTCTAGCAGCATAATGTCTAGCACCTATAGGTCTAATCTTACCTTTAGCTGTTAGATCTTCTTTAGTAATAGATATAAAATCTACAACACCAAAGTCATCATCCATAACTTTAGCAAGTTCTGGAAGATTTAAATTACGTTTAGCTACTTCAAGCATAGTATTTAAGATTGGTTCTAAAAATTCAATCTCAAATTGATTAATTTTATTTTGGAAAATACGTGAAGCAGCATTTTGTAGTTGTTGTACTTCAAATGCAGTCTTCTCTCCTGGAGTTCTAAAGCCCATAGCTTCTTTAGGAGCTCCTGCCATTTCTTCCATAATGTTTAATATAGCTGCAATCTCATTATTAACTTGAAAAGCAGCAGCATTAGGAGGCATAGCTTGAACATCTCCATCTTCTGGGATATGAATAGTTTGTTCTGGACCCCATTGGAATGGTTCTACATCACCTATAATTTTAAGTGGAGGGTGTATAGTAAGATCTAATGCATCTGCTTTAAGATTTTCTAAGTGATCTACTCTATATTGTAAACCTACTAAGTTATCTAATGGACCCATAGCATAAAGATTGTCAGGTCTTTTTCTCCAACCTACATGATGTTTAGTATCACGAGCTAAGTATGATGGATTATCTTTAATACGTAATACATAACTTCTATCTAAAATAGTAATAATTTTATTTTTATGAAGTTTTCTTTCTACAGTATCATAGAAGTCTCCTTCAAATTCTAAGATTTCTGTATATCCTGATTGGTAATACTCTTGTAAAGAACCAAAACCATCTACAATAAATGCTTCTGATTTATTAATATCTTCTATTTTAAATTGAGAAAGACTATTTCTAATTTCTAAAGCACGAGTTACAGCGCCTTCATCATAGTTAAGATCAGGACGTTCTTCTATCTCTGACATTAACTCTCCTACTGATTTAATGTATCTAGTAAACTTTGGAGCTTCTGTAAAGCTAGGAGCTGTAGGATTAAATACAATATCAAATGGAGATATACGTACAACTTTAGGACCATTATAAGTAGTAATTATATCTTGTGTTTCAGGATCTACATGTTGTTCATTAACATAAATAACATCTGCAAAACAATTACCATAGTCAATATAATCAGCAACTAATTGTGATATTGTTTCTCTAAATCCAGATTCTTTAATTTTAGTTTTAAGGTAAGCTTCAATTGATTTACGTTTATCTGAATAGTTATCTTCTAATGTAGCACCTTCCCACTTCATCCATTCATCATTAGGAAATAATGCATCCATATAATTTGCATGTAAGTTATCTCTAATCTGAGTTAACTTAGGTAAAGTTGTTTTATTTTTCCAAGGTAACTTAGAGTTAGAAGTAGTAGATGTATCAGTAGCAAATAAATAATTACGTAGTTCTCTCCACTCTGCTTCTTTATTTTGTCTTTGAATCCACCATTGATTATACAATGCAGCAAGATTTCTTGCCATTGTATCTGGATTAATTGCTTTTTCAAATTGTGCGACTTTACCTGCCATAAATTTTCCTTAGTAAGTTACTCCACCAAAACGAGAGTGTGTTATTACATTGCTATTGCTTACTGCAAAACCATTTGCTCTTTGTCTAGGTACTATAGAAATAGCTATAGCATTTGACAAGGCATCTTTAATATCATCATGAGGTGGATGTCTCATACTTAGTTCTTCTTCAAGAGGTTGACAATTACCACCTTTATAATGCCATACTTGTTTGTTATGATACTTAGGTTCTAGTACCGAATTAATACGTTGGTTCTTATCTCCTAAATGTCTAGTAGGTCTAAACTCATCTATAACAAGAGGTATCCCATTTGGTTTAAGATAACTTTCTTTTAACTCTCTTACAATAGTTTGTTGAGCTACAGTAATTTCAGCACGTAGTTTTCTAAATCCCCACTTTTCCCAAGCTCTTAATATATGTTCATAATAATCTACTATACGTTCTGTTTTAAATCTATCTATATCTAACACATAGTAATTAGCTTGATGATCTACACCTACTACAACTAAAGCTGTACTGTCAGCTTGTTTACGTAATGAGAAAGCAAAGTCAATAGCTGCATATATATTTAACTTACGATCTCTAATATACCAATCACCTTCTTTATTAACTAAGACTGCTCTATCATAATATTGAAAGTCTTCTGAACTTAAGTTAGCAGTTTCTGTACTATTAGGATCATTATAATACTGTGCATAAAACTGAGTTTGATCTATATACTTAGCTTTAATTCTTGCAAGCTCTCTTGCATCAAATCCAAATACTTTACCATCTGATCTTTTTTGTTTAGCCCAAAGAAACTCACCTTCAGTTTCTACTACTCTTTGAAACAATTCATAAACTGCTTCTTCTTTTTCTAATTCACCTTCATCATCATAAAGAGATTCTTTCATGTTTACCATGGTATCATATATATCTCTAGGATGATAACGAGTACCAACAACCCACTCAAAAGCACCAGGATTTTCAATGGAAGCCAATTGGCTATATGCCGCTGCAACCTTATCTCGTCCTTCTTCAGTATAAGCATTACCTGGTACAACGATATCGTCAAGGACAACAACGTCAGCGTGGAAGCCAGTAGTATTACTAGTAAGCCCAACAGCTTTACAAGTAGCATCTCGAACTCCTTCCTCTTTTCTTCTTGGATGATCTACTGCAATCTCTGCAACAGCCCACTTCTCTCGTTTACCCTCTTCAGGATGTATCATGTCTGCCCAGTACCTTCTATAAATTGAGCTATCTATAATTTGTTTAATAGCATACAATTGTTTTTCTGCTAAGTCAGCAGTAGCTGACACATATAGTATAGTAGTTTCAGGATGTTTAGTAATCCACCAAGCAGTTCTATAAGCTACTAGTTTTGACTTCATATGACCACGAGGAAGCAATACTAATTGGTTAGCTTTAGAATCTTGTTTACACCACCATGCTATTAACTCTTCATGTACTGCACCTAACATTAAATGAGGTGCAACTAGTCGTATAAAAGTAAGCAGATCTGCTTCTGCTGCCTCTCTGATTTGGTCAATCTGAGTCATGTTATTTTTTCTTTTTAGGTTTACCCCAGTTGTTTTGCATATCTTTATATGCTTTAGCACTTATAGTGGATTTCTTTTTACTTCTACTAGTACCTGCTTTTTTTCTTTTATTTATATTCTCTACTAAACTCATTACCATTTAACCTTATCTGCCCAATAGGCTGCTGACATTTTACCTCTAGCTATATTCTTAGCATGTCTAGCTTTAAAAGATTTTTGTCTAGCTTTTTCTTTAGGTGTAGTAGGATTAGCTCCTGCACCTTTTTTACCTTGTTGACCAAAGCGAATAAGCTTTACTTGATCTCCTGATTTAGCTACAACAACATGAGATTTAGTTGGATGTCCTGGAGTACGTTTAGGTTTATTATATCCTGATACTCCAGCTCTTTCTAGTCTAGGATCTTTAGCCATTACTTTTTCATCTTTCTTAAAGTTTGTGCTAATCTAGCACGTTGACCAGTCTTACCTTTTTTCTTTGCAGCTTCTGCTAGTTTCTTAGCAGGAATCTTTTCACCTTCTTTAACACCTAAAGTTTTACGTAAAGCTCCGGGCTTTTTAATTGCTTCTTGAATCCATTTCTTAGCCATTATTTACTTATACCTTTCTGTTTCTCATAAGTTCTTAAACCTGCTAAACCTAACATTGCAAATGTTAATTCAAGTAATGCATCTGTTTGAAAGTTAGGTAGTGGTACATCTACACCATATAAAGTAATCATCCAGATAATTAATGGTTGTAATACAAATACCCATGCAAATCCTAAAGCAGCTACCCAACCTAAACATGGTCTCCAACCTGCAACCCATACTGATCTATGGGATGCTTCTACTTTGTTAGTTTCTGCTTGAGCTAAGTTTAACTGTGCTGCATTATCAATAAGAGCTTTTTCAATTTCTTGTGCTGCTTTTTCTTTAGCATTTTTATCTGGAATAACTCTGTCTAATACAGAACTAACTACACTAATTATAGGACCCCACATCATTTAAACACAGTCTCCTTCAAAAAATCTTTTATTTTTTTCAGCTTGTTTTTTTGTTTTAAGTACCAAGGGACGAGGTTTAGATTTAGAAACTCTTTCAGTGGTTTCTGAAGTAGTATCTCCCAAAGAATTATTGTTAGTATCACTAAAATTAAATAGCTCATCTATAAACTCTCCTGTAAAAATTTTTTTAAGTTTCTTAATCATAGTTCAGGTTTAGGTCCTTGCCAAGGTTTAAACTCTGCTTTATCATAAGACACTGGTTCATTTAATTCAAACCATCTTACAATAACTAAAGGTCCTTCTACATTCCAACAACCAACATGAGGTGCGTGGTTTTCTTCAGTAGCTACTGTAAGATATTGATAGAAAGATCCCATCTGTTCAGGACAAGGATCTATAGTTAAATAAATAAAACCAACATCAGTAGGAGTAGCCATTACTTGAGGTAGTTCTTCTGCTTTTATTTGATTAGATATAGTAGTAACAAGTAATCCTATAAAACCTGCAACTAATGCCCAAATAAGTTTATTTAACATTCCTTCAATACGATCTAATCTATGATGAATTGTTTCATATCGTTCTGCACATAACTTCTCGTGAGCTGCTAGTTTCTCAGCTGGTGTCATTATACGCTCACTAATACACCTGTAAATGGATAAGCTGGTGCATCACTTCCAACATTTAATGCTCCACCACTATTTTGATAACCATAAACTTCTATATAATCTGTTGAACCATTCATATATGCTAGTGTTGAACCAGAAATATCTGGACCTTGATTATTATTTGGAATTGCACTTGATCTATGATAAAAAGAACCATTTTTATAAAATACAAACAATACTAAACCTGTAACATTTGGTGTGCTTCCTATTGTTGCATTTAGTTGATAATATCCAGCAACAGTTGGCGTGAATCTATAGTTAGTTGTTGCATCAAAGTTACTATTAGTATCAAATTCTTCTGTATTAAAATTTATCTTTGTTACTGTGTTATGTGATATAGATTGTTTTGCACTACCATAAGCACTAAATGCTGGACCTTTAGAATACAGTTGATTACTAGGTGTGATATTCCCACTGCTGTCAACAGTTAGGATGGTGCTACCATTCTGTTCTATCGTTGATCCCGATGCTGTGGGTTTTATCGCTATAGTCATTACTGTACTCCGTCTAATTGTTCCTGTGTAGGTTTAGCTAATGTAGGATGATTCCATTCTCTGATGTAATCACCTTTAC